TCAGCATAGCCATGGAGGGCGACTCGGGAACTGCGGTTCGGCAAGTAGCTTACGTGCATCGTCCCGTTGGGCCCGAGCCTGCTTGAGGCTCAGATCAGGGTATTTTCCGAAAGAGAGCAGCTTCTCTTTACCCATCCAGCGGTATTTGCAACGCCAAAGTTTGGAGCCACCGGGATTGACCAATAGGAACAAACCGTCAAAGTCGGCTTGCTTATAGGGTTTCTCTTTCGGCTTCAGCGCGCGGACTTTGGCATCGCTCAGAACAGGCATCTGGGGGTACCCTCATTTCACGACCTCGGCGGTACCCCGACCCATACCCCCATTGAGGGTAGATTGGGCTGGATCGCTCCGGACAAACTCGGACAAAGGGTCCGATGTTTTCGACAGAAATCAGGCTATTAGAAGAAATTACAGACCACAACTGGAAGTGATTGTGGTGCCCGGGGGCGGAATCGAACCACCGACACGAGGATTTTCAATCCGGCACCAATACTGCAAAATTAAATGGTTGTGGCAAACCGCAGTGTCAAACCCACCACGGGAAATCAAATGCTTACAAGGCATTTGTCAAACCCAAAACCGGCGCTGACAAAGCCAAAAACACCCGCTCTGCAATGTCGCGTTTTGCCAAGAATGGGCACAAGCGTGTTTGCCGTAGCCTTGGCTATGCGCTGACGCTCGCAACGCCTCAGTCGTGGCTCGACCTCTCCGCAATCCTCGCTCTGCGCCTCACCAAAGCAGAGCGTGCCGGGTTGGCCTATGCCGCCCTCATCAGCATGGATGCAGAAGACGCGCATGACGTCGCCTCTCTGGCTCTGTTCGGCACTAGCCGAGGCGGGAGCCAGTGATGGACCGCTGTGTTGATCACCTGCTGTTCTACATGCCGCGTTTGTCCCGCACCGCCGGGAGCGCATGGGAACGCCAGTTTGCGGCCAATATGGCCCGCCGTGCCCGGTGGAAGAACTGGACCCCCACACAGAAGCAACTGGAGGCCATGCAGGGCATGGTTGCCGACATGTTCGCGTCCGACGACGCGGCCCTTGATCTGATCGACACAGGAGACCGGCACGACGCGGCCTAGCAGCGTCCGTATCAAGTGTTCGGACGACTGAAGGCGCTTGATACGTATCCGTTACCTTGAGTGGGTCGAAGCGGAAGGGCAGCCCGAAAGCTCAATGCCCGAGACCCTGCTGCCTGCCTAGGCGGTAAAGATGTGAGCAAACTGTGGCGAAGGCCTTTGCGACCACAGTGCCCGAAACGATGGCCCGGCTCCGTTGAGCAGGACTTCACGCGAGGGATAGGGACGGGTTGGGGCAATGCCCCGGCCTTAGTCGCCCTATGCCCTCAACTCAGACCCTCACCATTGAGCAGTAGGGACTTAGTGCAACGTTAGAGACTGTAGAGAGAGCAGCAATGAACGATAACTGGAAAAAACTGAGCGACGTCATCAAGGCAATGAAGGACGGACCGCGCGATGAGTAACTGGCCCTACTGCACCAGCACATGGAAGCGCCTGCGCCTTGTGAAGCTGGATGAAAGCCCGCTGTGCTTTGCCTGCCAGCAACGTGGCCAAGTGGTCGAAGCCACAACCGTCGATCACATCAAGCCCATCAGCCAAGGCGGTGATCCATTCCCCGAACTGTCCGGCCTCATGTCTCTGTGCGAACGCTGCCACAATGAGAAAACCTCCGGCTTTGATCGCACCAAAGGCAACGCAACCGGACGCCGCTTCAAAGGCTGTGACGCGAACGGCAACCCGATAGATCCTGCCGATGGGTGGTGGGGGCACTCTTAATCACGAGAAACATTTCGCCTTCGAAACCGAGGGGGGAGACGCGTAAATACTTAATTAGGTTATAAAAAATGGGACAACGAGGCAAAGGCGCAAAACCAAAACTCGCGGTGATCGCGGACAACCCGCAAGGCAGCTTTGGCTTTGCCGCTAGCGAGGTTTCCCCACTCCGCACCGTCCTGCCGTGGGAACACCCCGGTCTGAGCCGCGTGGAGCGCGTGATCGCCTTTCTGGAGGATCTGCCGATCACGCAAGGTAGCCTCGCCGGAACCAAGCTCAAGGTGCGCGACTGGCAGCGCGACTTCCTCGAAGCAATCTATGCAGAGGATGCAGACGGGCTGCGCCCGGTACGCACGGCGGTTCTGTCCATGGCGCGCAAGAACGGCAAGACGCAACTGGTGGCTGGTCTGGGCCTGTGCCACCTTCTGGGGCCAGAGGCCGAGAGCCGGGGCGAGGTCTACGCCGCAGCGAACGACAAAGCACAGGCGGGCAAGACCTTCTCGGAAATGGTCGCTATCCTCGATGAACACCCGGAACTGGACGCCCGCGTCAACGTAGTGAAGTTCAGCAAACGCATCGAGGTTCTGTCCGGTCAGGGCAAAGGCTCGATCTTCCAAGCCCTCTCGGCCGACGCCAGCACTAAACAGGGCCTCTCTCCCAGCTTCACCATCTACGACGAACTCGGCACCGCTCCCAAGCGCGACCTATACGAGGCGCTCGACACGGCCATGGGGGCACGCGCCAACCCGCTCTTATGCGTCATCAGCACCCAAGCCGCCGATGACCATGCTGTTATGTCCGAACTGGTGGACTACGGCCACAAGGTGAACTCTGGCGAGGTCGATGATCCCAGCTTTCATATGACGTTCTACGGGGCCGACGCCAACGATGACCCGTGGATCGAGGAGACTTGGCATAAGGCCAACCCGGCCCTTGGGGACTTCCGCTCTTTGGACGATGTGAGGCGGCAGGCAGGCCAAGCGCAGCGTATGCCCTCAAAAGAGCAAGCCTTCCGCAACCTGATCCTGAACCAGCGTGTGGACGCGCATGTGCGCTTCCTCGCCAAAGCGGAATGGGACGCCAACGCGGGCGCGGTGGATTTCAAGGCGCTGGAGGGGCGGCAATGTTGGGGCGGGCTGGATCTGTCGCAATCCCGCGACCTGACCGCCTTTGTCATGGTCTTTCCCGATGGGGCTGGTGGCTTTGATCTGCTGCCCCGGTTCTTCCTGCCTGAGCAGGGCATCCGCGAGAAATCCGAACAAGACCGGGTGCCTTATGACCTCTGGGCGCGTCAGGGCTTTCTGACCCTCATTCCCGGCCCGGTGGTCGATCCGTCCTTTGTGGCCGAGGCGATTGCCGATGCCTGCCTGACCTATGATGTGCAGATGATCGCCTACGACCGTTGGCGCATCGAGGATCTGAAACGCGAGCTTGGCAAGATGGGGGCGGAACCGCCGCTGGAACCCTTTGGGCAGGGGTTCCGGGATATGGCCCCTGCCGTGGATCGTCTGGAGCGTGCGGTGGCCGAGGCCCGCCTGCGCCATGCGTCCAACCCGGTGTTGACCTATTGTGCGGCCAATGCGGTGGTGGAGATGGACCCAGCAGGCAACAGGAAGCTGGACAAGGGCAAATCAAGCGGACGCATTGATGGGATCGTTGCGCTGGCTATGGCCTTGGCGGTTGTGGACCGCGAAAGCGAGGAGGATCTGCCCTTGTGTTTGGCAGAGTTACTGTAACCTCACCCTTCCAACGATGGATCACTAACGTCGTGGGAATGGCTCAGAGGGAGGTGAATGGTCTCTTGATACCAATTCAAGACGCGTTCGCATGTCATCTTCTGTCGATTAAGGTGGCTTATCAAATTATCCCAATTGTGCAGCGACAGACTGTTTGCGTTCTGTAAATTTTGGAAGTCCACCTCTGCCATCCTTCTCAATTCTGACGCCTGTTCAAGCGCGTCATCTAAGATGGCTCGGTACTCTTCATTCAGGCGTGAGTAGTAGCACTCTTTGTCTCCCATGATGAGATAATAAACCTCATCAACAAGCGCAGAGATTTCACCAATGAGCTTTCCAGCTTCAATCTTTCTATCGCTTACTTTATGTGACTGTTTTTGCGCAATTCCAAAGACAGATAAAATTTCAGATATCAATGTCACTTCCCCGACCTTACACCAGCACCATTTTTGGGAATTAACCCTATTTCCTCATATTCCAAAAACCCTTCTCACCGCGCCTATTTTGATCCAAAATCTTGTATAAAATCAGAGAAATAACCGATAAGGGTCATCAAGTAATACAGATAAATCCCAGCGGCTCCGGCATTTACAAGGACAACAAATATTTTTATCGCAACCCTGCCGCTACCTTCGTTATAAAAACTCTCAGGAGAGTCTTTTAGATAGTGAGAAAACAATGCCGAGAACAGAAAAGCTCCAATTAAAAAAAGTAGCACGTAATATAAAACCCACCCAAACACAGCGGCTGGCAACTCTGACTCACCCCAAACTCGAAGCAATACGAGCATCGGCGTCCATCGGATAAGTTTATATGAATTATCGAGAGATTGCCATAATAAGTCCCTTACGGCATCCACTCTCTTAATCAACAATGGGTAATTCATCGGACTAACCTCACACCTAAACCACCTCCATTTTCAGGAATGAACTCAACACCCGCAGCCTGCAAAGTCGACTTAATTTTCTGCTGCGCATCTGAGGAAACAGTAGCTTTTGCGGCTCCCTCCGCACGCTTAATGGTTGGAATAGACACCCCGGCAGCTTCCGCGAGTTGCTTTTGCGTCCATCCGAGCAGTGCTCTGGCTGCGCTTAATTGATTGCCTATCATCTTACCTCTTGATCCCTAAGGATCACATGTGCATATTGATCCTTAGGGATCATACCATAATCGGAGAACCGAACAATGCCCAAAGAACGCGTTTGCGCGACCAGTGAAACTGTGTCCGCCGCCATAGACCCCGTTGTCCCCCTGTACCGCGACTGGTGCCGCGCCCGCCGAGACTGGCTCGCAGTCTCAGAAGAACCCGGCAATGAAGATTGGGACAGCGCCGAGAGTAAGGAGGCCGAGAGCCGTTGGCACACTGCATTCCGGGAAATGCTCAAACACACGCCCTGTTCCAATCAGGGGATTGCAGCCTTCGCTCACGTTCTGTGGGAACAAGCCGGTCCCGGTTCCGCCGAGGACACCCCGGAATTTATAGAGGAGTGCGCGTTGCCAGAGGCCATACTGATCGCCGGGATCTGGCGTGCAGCTGGTGGTGAAGGGTGTAGGCCTTTCTGACGAACCATCAGTGCGTTGCACGAAAGACCTTGAGTGCGTGCCATATGTGCGGTACACAAAAGATATGAAATCAGCAGCTTTTATCCAAACAGTGGCGCAAGCCTATAGGATCAATGAGAAATCTCTGGTCCACTTCGCCCGCCTTCTGAAGGAAGCGGGATTGCTCAGCACTGGCGGGCGTGGCCGAAGCGCCCCCGATATGACCCCGTTGGACGCCGCGCGAACCACTATTGCGCTGCTGGCGACTGACAAACCCACGCAGGCCGTTGAGGCTGTCGAGAAGTTTGGCAACCTCACTCACAACTTCACCTACAATACGGGCGAGGTGCCTGATTTTGCGAAGGATGAGAAGTTTGCCACATCCTTTGAAGACGCACTCACTGAAATTTTCTCAAAAGATGGCCCCAAGTGGGGTCTCTGCAGGGAAATCGAAATCGCTTGGGAAGACGAGCGGGCGATCATGGAGTTTCACAACGGTCGCGTCGTTTTTGATGGGACCGCAGAAGATGTGCGCAGGATTGGTGAATCACAATCAGACAGCGGCATCCGAACCTCGCGCAAACTTGCGCTCGCAGAGATGATGAATGTCGCGCTGCCGCTGAACTATGACGACCCTTATGGTCCTATCCCTGCTGAGGGTGAACTCTACTGAAAGACTGATGAATTAATACCGGCCAGCGCGGTTCGAGTTTGGCGACCTGACCGCGCTGGCCTTCCACCTCAATCCCTATGGAAGGAACTAAGATGTCCTCTCTTAACCTGCGTGAACTGCAAGAGTCACGCGGCAATAAGATTGCCGAAATGAACACCATCCACGACAAGGCCGCGAAGGAGAACCGCGACCTGTCGGGCGAAGAGCGTAAGCGCTTTGATGATCTGGACGCCGAGGTGCGCAGCCTCAACAGCCGTTTGACCGATGCACAGAAGCTCGCAGAGTTCGAGCGTATGGAAGCCCGCGGCGAAACCCTGCACCAGGACGCCGAGGCCCGCCGCTCGCTGGAAGGCTACTCCGTGCGTAAGGCTCTGATGGAGGTTCGCTCCGGTCATCTGTCCGGCGTCGAGGCTGAATGGCATCAGGAATTGGCGAAAGACCGGGGCGAGGTCCGGGGCGTGATGGTCCCGACCGAGATCCTTTTGGGTGGTGAGACCCGCGCCCTGACCTCCGCTGGGACTGCTGGCAACCTGATCCAGACCGATCTGGCGACTATGACCGACCGTCGCCGCGCCGCGCTCAAGGTCGAAGGCATGGGCGCGACTGTCCTGCGTGGCCTGACTGGCAATCTTGAACTGCCCCGCCTTGTTGGTTCTGGCGCGGCTGGTTGGGTGTCGGAGCATACCAACGGCAATCGCAGCGATGCCAACTTTGCCAAGAAGGACATGGGGCCGAAGACCGTCACGGCGGAATATGAACTTTCCCGCCGGATGTTGTTGCAGTCCAATCAGGCGCTGGAGCCGATCCTGCGCGCCGATCTGGCCTATCTGCTGGCACAGGCACTGGATGGCGCAGGCATCAAAGGCGGTGGCGCAGACGAGCCGACTGGTATCCTTGCGGACGCCAATGTCCATAAAGTCGATGGCGGGGCGTTTAGCTCTGACATTGCCGCCGACCTGATCGCAGCGCTGGAGACCGACAACGTCACTGGCTCCACAGGCTTCCTGACCAACAAGACGGTGATGAACACCGCTCGCAAAATCAAAGACGCAGACGGGCGTAACATCCCGCTGTCTGAACTGTTCCACAATGAGCGCGTGGAAAGCTCGACTCAGGTGCCTGACAACATCGGGGCCACCAATGACAAGAACGCTTTGATCTATGGCGAATGGGCCAGCCTCTACGTCGGTTATTGGTCTGGCGTGGATCTGATGGTGAACCCCTACCACAGCGACGTCGCCAGCAAGGGCGGTGCTATCCTGCATGCCTTCCTCGATGCGGATGTGGTGGTGCGCCACGCTGAGGGCTTCCGCTATGCGGAGATCGACTAATGATCACGCTTGAGCAACTCAGGGCACATTGTCGGCTGATGCCTGACGAAATGCATTTTGATGGTGAGCTCCAGATCGCATTGGACGCAGCGAAAGACCATATTGCGTCCATTGGCGTGGATCTGACCACAGACCCGATCCCTCCGGCATTGGACCAAGCGGTGTTGATGCTTGCAGCACACCTCTGGCACAGCAAAGGCGATTCTTCGTTTTCCGAAGCTCCCTATTTTCCGGCCACGGTAGAACGCCTGATTGCACCTTATCGGAGCTTTTCGCTGTGATTGAGAAGCGCTTTCAAACCACAGAACTCAGAGCCAAGGGACGCCGCCTCGAAGGGTACGCGGCCCTTTTCGGCTCTGAGGCGCGTATCGGGGGCGGCGTTGTTGAAACCATCGCCCCCGGTGCGTTTGCGCGCACCCTGACACAGCGTGCGGACATTCTGGCGCTGGTGGATCACGACCCTACCCGCGTGCTTGCCCGCACCCGCTCCGGCTCGCTGCGCCTGTCTGAGGACACGCGCGGCCTCACCTTTGACTTGGATGTGCCGGACACGCAGGCGGGCCGGGATGTACTGACCCTTGCCGAGCGTGGAGATCTGGGCGGGATGTCTTTCGGCTTTGAAGCCATTGACGAGCATGTAGACGGGGCGCGGCGTGAGCTGCGCGCCGTGGATCTGTTCGAAATCAGCGTTGTTGCAGCCTTCCCCGCTTATGAGGGCACGGTGATCAATGCCCGTTCTCAACCCGCTGGGTATCCGGTGCGGGACGCCGCTGCCCGCCGCCTGCGCATTCTGGAGTTGCTGAAATGAGCATTCTTTCCCGCATTCTGCGGCGTGAGCAGCGCGAAACCGTAGCCACCTCTGACCCAAGCCTTGCTGAGTTTCTGGGCCAGCGCGTGAATGGGGCAGGTTTTGTAGATCCGGCGCGCGCCTCTGGCTTGGCCGTGGCGCAAGCCTGTATTTCTGTGATAAGCCAGAACCTCGCCGCCATGCCGATGAACGTCTATGCGCGCAGCGGCAACGGTGGGCGCGAGCGGGCGACAAGCCACCCGCTCTATGGTGTCTTGCACGACCAGTTTAACGCTCAGATGACCGCATTCGAAGGCCGCGAGTTTTTGCTGGTCTCTTTGCTCACCAATGGCAACGCCTATGCCCGGATCGAGACGAACGCACGTGGCCAAGTGATTGCCCTTCACCCGCTGCACCCGTCGCTGGTAACGGTTGAACGCCTGCAAAATGGTCGCCTGCGCTACCGTGTGAGCGATGCCAAGGGCTTGTCCCGCGCCCATCTGCAAGACGAGATCCTGCACCTGCGTTATCGTCTCGGCTCCGACGGGGTGATGGGTGTTTCTCCTATTCAGTTGGCGCGTGAGACATTCTCTCTGGCGCTGACACAGCAAGAGCAGGCCACGCGGCAGGCGAGCCGGGCGTTTCGTGCTGAGGGGGCGCTGGTATTCCCTCAGTCTATCGGGGGAGACAAGAAAGCCGGGGCTTTGGAGGCCCTGCGCGATCGCGTCGAAGGCCAAGTAGACACCTCTGGGATTTTGGTTCTGGACGGTGGTGTGGATTGGAAAAGCCTCTCTATCACCGCCAAAGATGCCGAGTTCTTGGACAGCCGCAAACTGTCCAACATGGACGTTGCCCGGACGTTCAGTGTGCCCCCGACTGTCGTCGGCATTACCGACAACGCCACTTATTCTAACGTGGATGGGGAGAGCCGTGCGCTCGTTGTGCGCTGTCTTGCCCCCATGGCCCGCCGGGTTGAGCAAGCCATGAACGTGGCTCTCCTGACCACAGAGGGGCGCAAACGTTACTTTGTGGAGCATGATCTGGCGGGCCTGATGCGTGGCGATATGAAGGCCCGCTATGAGGCATACCGTATCGGCCGGGAATGGGGCTGGCTCAGCCCGAACGACATTCGCGCATGGGAAAACCTCAAGGGCATCGAGGGCGGTGAGGAATACCTCTCGCCGCTGAATATGACCGTCTTAGGCAAACGTGAGGACCGTGAAGATGGGTAATGCAAACCTCAATATCAGCGTCATCGACAAGCGGATGCTGAAGCAGTCTGAGGCGGCGGATTACACCGGACTGCCTATTAAACACTTCAAGACCACGTGCCCGGTCCAGCCATTGGAAATTCGCCCCGGCACCAATCTCTGGGACAAGCGCGATTTGGACAAGTGGATTGATGCAATGAAGGAAGGGACAGAACTGGCAACGCATGATGCCATTCTGGACAGGTTGTAAGAATGCGGGTTCGTGTAAAAGGCTTCAAGATCTTCGAGGATCGGCACGGGAAACCGCGCTGCTACCACCGCAAGACTGGTCACAAGATTGACTTGGAAAAAGCTCCGCTTGGTTCGGCAGAGTTCTTTGCGGAGTGCACCCGCATCACCGCTCTTTCCGAGGCTATGAAGGCTCAAGCCCCTAAGCCGGGGACGCTTGGCGGGCTGGTCAGCGCCTATTTTCAGACCGAGCATTTTGGCAATCTCGCGGATGCCACGAAACGGGATTATCGCAAGTGTGCAGACTTCCTGCACCCGATCCGTGATACGCCTGTTTCCTCGATCACAACCCCTCTTGTCGCCGGTATTCACGACAAGGCAGCGGGCAAAATCGGGTGGCGTCGCGCCAATATGGTGCGTACATTTCTGAGCCAAGTGTTCCGGTATGCTGTGCCGAAAGGGTTGATTGACAAGGATTTTGCTGCGGGGGTCATTCCGAAGCCGCGTCCTAAGGATCGCCCTTATGCCAACCGCCCCTGGTCTGTCGCAGAACGGGCCGTTGTGCTGGATCGTGCTGCGCCTCATGTCCGGGTGGCTGTTGCTCTCATCATGAACACGGGCTTGGACCCGTCTGATGCTCTCAAGTTGACCCGGAACCAGATCGAGGGCGATACGATTTGGGGTGTTCGTGGAAAGACAGCGCATGAAGTTGCAATTCCAATCGGCCCGACTCTGAAAGCGGCTCTGGACGCAGCGCCCGCACATGATGCGGTAACGATTCTGGCCACGTCCACCGGCAGGCCGTGGACCTACAATGGCTTTTCGACCGTTTGGCACCGCTTCAAGAAGAAGCTGGAAGCCGAAGGCGTTGTGGAACCCGGCCTGACCCTCAAGGGGCTGCGGCATACCGTGGCGACGACGCTGCGCGAAGCTGGGCTGGAAGAGCGCCAGATTGCCGACCTACTGGGGCAGAAAACCCCGTCCATGGCTAGGCATTACTCAAGATCCGCGAACCTTGCAGATCGTAACCGGATCACGATGGAAACGCTGGAGCAAGAAAACGAACGGCGATCAAAAGTTGTCAAACCATTCACGAAAAACGTCAAACCATGA